GTGCCACGCTGCAGGAAGTGGTTCAGCGTCGCCAGTCATACGGCACCCGTACTGAATTACTGCGCCCGCGTGTGCAGGTGAGTGACGCCGACGGGCAGCTGGTGTATCGCCCTTATTCTGCGTTTGCGGCAGGGCTGCGCGCCCGTATTGATTATGAAAAAGGCTGGTGGTGGAGCAAATCCAACCAGGACATTAACAACATCCTCGGCGTGGAGCAGATAGACGAGTTTATTCTCGGGGATGAAAACTGCGACGCGAACTTGCTCAATATGCAGAACGTTTCCACCATTATCCGCCGGGCCGGGTTCAAGCACTGGGGGAACCGTCTGTGTGGTACCGACCCACAATGGCGTTTTGAATCGGTGCGCCGTACTGCTGATGTTATCGAGGACAGTATCCAGGAAACGATGCTGGAGTACGTTGACCGCCCGCTTGATCGTGAAAACGCCGACGACATTATCGGTACCATTAATGCCTATATGCGGCAGTTGGTCGGGCTGGGCGCCATATTTGGTGGTCGCGCGTGGCTGGATGAAGAACTGAACACGGCTGAGAGCCTGGCGGCAGGTGTGCTCTACATCAATTACGACTTCGGACCGAAATCACCGACTGAGCTGATCAGCCTGCGCGTCCGGGTGAATAACAACTATGCCCTTGAGGAGATGCTGGCAACATGAGCGATAAAAATACACTACGCGTCTGGACCTTCTTCAGGCAGGGGATCCGCATTCAGGGCTCCCACGAACTTACCCCGCCAGCGCTGGCGATCACCAAAACAGATTTGCGCACCGGCGCGCAGGATGCGCCCACACCCGTTGATGACGGCATGGAGGCGCTGTCCTGCCAGCTAAAGTTCTATGGTATCGATGTGGATATGCTGACAAGTTTTGGTTTTATCAGCGGCAGCAAACCCCGCTTCACTGCTTATCAAGGGTATCTGGGTAACGGGACGGCACGCGGTACGATTGAGGAAATTGAAGGATTCGTGCAGACGATCACACCGGACGCCCGCGGCAATGCCACGCTTTCAGAAAATGCCATTACGGTCGATATCGCGGTGAGCTACTACCGGCAGACGCTGGACGGGCGTGAACTCTTTGAGATAGATACCGAGCGTTTTTCCCGTCGGGTAAACGGCGTGGATGTGCTGTCCGGCCTCGCGGCGAAAGTGCGCCTCTGATTTTTCTGACCTTTTACTATCCAGCGGCCTGCGGGCCGTTTTTTTATGGAGCAGACAATGAGTTTTCCCGGTGAAACCCGCGTAATTAAACTGTATTCCCCTGTGACTCTGGGCGGCGGCGCTGAGCTCAATGAGGTGACGATGCGAGAACCGTTGGTGCGCGACCGTATTGCGCACTCAAAGGATCGCGGGAATGAAGAAGAGAAAGAGGCACGCATGATTGCGCTGCTGTGCAACCTCAGCGAACAGGATATCTGGCAGCTTACCGCGGCGGATTATGGCCGCCTGCTGGATGCCTTTAATGTTTTTATGCTCCCGCCCGCGAAGCGACCGAAAGAGGACTCCTCCGGGCAATAAGATTCCTCGGGCGGCGTCTGCATTTTCCCATGTCTGAATATCTTGATATGCCCTTCGCTACTTTTTCCGATTTTCTTACTGACGAACTGGAGGCGCTAAAACGTGGCCGGAATAAGCCAGAACCTTAAGGCCGTCATTACTTTTGGCGGCAACATCGACAGCACCTGGAATCGCTCGGCGGGCAGCCTGCAAAAAAGCCTGAAGAACGTCGGGAAGCAGTCGGAAAAGCTGACGAAAGACCAGACAAAGCTGGCGGCCGAAATCAAACGCGCAAAACTGGCCGGTGAGAGCCTGGGCGATCTGAAACGTAAATATACCGATGTCTCCCGCGAAATCCGCAAAACCGAAACGGAGCAGCAAAAGCTTAATGCGCAGATGCAGAAAACGCAGCGACTGCAGTCTTTCAAAGGGGCGGGAAAGGGCCTGTTTCGCCGTGGGCTTGGGATGGCGGGCCAGCTCGGCAGCATGATGGCGCCGGGGCTGGCTATTGGCGGTGGCGGTATTGTTGCCTCGGCACTGGGTACGCTTATCGCCCCCGCCGCCACAAACGCTGAAACCGCACAGCGCGCCAACGTGGCAAAAAGCTACGGCGTGGAGGTTCCGACCTTTAACGCCTGGGATTCCCTGGCAAAACAGTACGACATGAACGGGGAAAATATCGGGGACCTGTTTGAGGAGTATTTGCACAAAGCCGGGGAATACAAACAGACGGGTAAGCAGAGTTCGCTGCAGGATGCGTTCGATACGCTGGGATTTAAGGCCGGCGACTTTGCCGGACTCAGTGACATCAAACAGTTTGATAAAATTGTTGAACGCGCGCTCAGCATGCAGGATGAGTCGAAAGCCTCATTTGCGCTGGATTCCCTGTTCGGTGGCGAGGCCAGCAAGCTGCTGATGCTTATCAAACAATCCGGGAAAAGTTATCGCGATCTGATGGACGAGCAGCAGCGCTATAACCTGGTGACAAAAGAAGGTGCAGAAGGAGCGATTGCGGGGAATAAGGCGGTTACCGATCTGCGTACCGTATTTTCATCTGCCGTGGCAGAAATATCCGGGCAGCTGGGGAACGAACTGGCCCCGGACATTCGCAGACTGACCGACGACCTGGCGGACTGGTTTAAAGGCGGGGGCATAAAGCGGATCGTCACCTTCCTGAAAAATGATTTATACCCCGGCGTTCTGACGTTCGGGCAGGGTATCGTCTTCGTAGGAAAAATCGTTTATGCGCTGGCGAAGAAGCTGGCCTGGCTGCTGCCGGATGAGCGAAGCGATCGGCAAGGTGTATTGACCTCGCTGGGTAGTGATGGACTGGAAAGAGCACGCTTCAGAGCCAAACAGACCGGCCAGGAGGAGTGGTTCGAACAACTGCTTGAACAAAACCCGGATATGCCTGAGCAGATAAAAAAATCTTACAAGGATACTCGTGGGTTTATCACTCATGACGATGAAACATTTTATAAAAAGCTTGATAACTATCTTGGGCCTGAAGAGCAGAGCGTATTACCGGACTGGGCCGGGGCGTTAAAGGACAATCAGAACAAGTCCGCCACGACCTTACCGGGTTTATCCGATGAGAACCCGACCGCCGGGGAGAATTCCGGTTACTGGGATACGTTGCTGCAAAAGCTTGATGAGGCTGATAAGGGCAAGGAGAACCGACAGCTGACGGATAACCGCAAATTCGAATACAGCTTTGTCATCAACGGCGCTCCAGGACAGAACGAACAGGGGATTGCCGATGGTATTAACGGCCTGACGAAAACCAACCCCGCTTTTACCGGGAATAACGCAATGCTGGATGGAGGGCTTGACTGGTGAGTGAAATTATTCCGCTGCTGGAGGATGCCGGCCGCGCGCAGTCTGGTGCCGTTCGCGGCGCTGAGCAGGCCCGGGTGATGCTGATGCTGGGGGATTTTGCCTTTTCTGTGGATACCACGGCCTATAACCAGCTCACTCGCGAGGCCAGCTGGCGCTGGAGCGAACAGGAGCGTATTGGCAAACAGGATCTGCTGCAGTATACGGGCAAGTCCGGGCGCACCGTCCGGCTTGAAGGGCAGGCCCACGCGTTTTTCCGAAAAGGGGTGGATGCCGTTAACGATTTGTACGACCTTGCTAATCTCGCAGCGCCCCAGCAGCTGGTTAGTGGGGTAGGTGATGTGCTGGGCTGGTGGGTGGTTACTGAGTTCACCGATACCACAAGCCGCTTTCTGCCCGGTGGTGGCCATCGCAACAAAAACTGGACGCTGGCGATAAAACATTATGCCGATGACATATCAAACCCTTGACGGAGACGTGCTGGATGCGATCTGCGCCGCTCGTTACGGTACGCAAAACCTCTCCTCTGTCGTGACGCAGGTGCTGGAGGCAAATCAGGGACTGGCCGAACGTGGCGCGGTATATCCGGCTGGCCTGCTGATTGTCCTGCCTGACCTTGCACCTCCCGTGGCCGAATCACCTTTTAGCCTCTGGGACTGACTATGGCCGAACAGATTGCTGAACCTGAATATGCCCCGGTGTTTAGTGTGAGCGCCGAAGGACAGGATATTACTCACGCGCTGCAGCAGAGCCTGTTGGAAATGACGCTGACGGATAACGGCGGCGCCACGGCGAAAGCTGACGAGCTGAAAATTTCTCTGCTGTCGGAAACCCTGCCTTTACCTACAAA